GACCTAACGAGTAAGGAAATCTCTCCGGGCCAGCCAAACCCAATGATAAAATACGCTGGAAAGTATGGGATATCTTTAGAGGGCAATGATCTTTTCGATGAATATTACTACACAGCCTCAGAAATAGACTTCAACAACTTTAAAAGATATTTGTATTTGCTCTACACGAGTTATTATTCAGTTAACTCGACATACAATAAAATAAAGGTAAGCCTTAAGTCGATAAAAAATGGCTCCCCACTTTTTTCAAATTATAAAACTCACTTGGTAAAAGAACTACCAGTTGAAAGCTTGTCAAATTATGTGGCATTTGAAAACAAATACGGCAATGAGTACTTTTTAAAATTATATTTCAAAATCAGACTCATTGAAAACAATAAAGAACATAGATATAGCGATTTGGTTTATAACGTACAAAATTATTATAGCCTAGGAGGCTCGAAAACAGCTTTGGACTATATCGACTTAAAATTAATAAATTCAAAGATATACACAGAGAAGGACAAAGAAATATTCTTTTTTGCTTGATTGAGAAAAAAAACTATGTATAATATTGACAATGTTGTTTCAGACGTTTGACGAGAAAAAAGATTGCTTCATGGTATATAAAAACCTTGAATTTCACAAAAACATTACACCCGATTGCGACAAAACATGGGCATATGCCCCTTATTTAAAGGATATGAATGTCGATTATGCTAATTTATTCGCCTTTGGCAAATCATTAGAAGAAATATGCCCCGACATCTGGCAAGACGACTTAAAAAGTATCGAGCGCAGGATAAAGGCCGTTCTAAAGTCGAGCGCTAGCGTTGGAATGAATCTCGGGGATATATGTCTTTACGACCTAATTCCCGAACACATGCTCAAAACATGGGCAACAGTAAAAAATAATATATGCGATCATGTCTTCCAAACTTTCAGCAAGCCAAAAAATTATGACTTGCTATTAAAAGTAGAAAAAATGATTACAGAAATAAAGCTGCAGCCTTTAGACATCGACCCGGAAGAAATTATAATAACGAATCTACAAGATAGAAATACCTATAATACTATAGAAACATGTGACAAGGCTATTTCTTATGATCAGTTCAAGACCAAAACTGGAAGATTGAGCACAAAAAAGAATTCTTTTCCTGTGATGACCTTGGCAAAGAAATATCGTAATGTTTTGAAGCCGACAAACGATTGGCTTTTCGAAATAGATTTTAATGCTTGTGAGCTACGAGTGGCTCTGGGGTTGCTGGGACAGGAGCAACCAGAAGGCGATCTTCACGATTGGAACCTAAAACATGTCTTTCTTAGGTCAAAAGATCGCGAAAATGCTAAAAAAAGGATCTTTGCTTGGCTTTATAATCCAAAAAGCAGTGAGGATAGGGTTGGCAAGATTTACGACCGAGAGAAGATCAAAAGATTGCATTTTATGGATAATAAGGTAACGACTATTTTTGGTAGAGAAATAGAATGTGATGATCATCATGCAGTAAGTTATATTATACAGTCAACAGCTGCAGATATTCTATTTGAACAAATGTATAAAGTGTGGGAACTTCTAGAAGGCCGCAAAAGCTTCATTAAGTTTTGTAATCATGATTCGATTGTAGTTGACTTTTCTGAAGAGGATCAACTTCTTCTAAATGATATAAAACACATTTTTTACGACACGCGCATGGGCAAGTTTAAAGTTAACTGCAGCGCTGGCAGGAATTGGCTCGACATGAAAGAGCTTTATATTAAATAAGAGGTATTGATGCAAACTGTTATTGGTCTAGGACAAGCCGGCTGCAATATTGCCGACTGCATGAAACTATATCCAGAGTATGATATATTAAAAATTGACACTGGACTCAAGAAAACAAAAAAAACGCTAGGCTTTAAAGAACAAAAATCCTCAGAGCTATACGAAGAAAAGACACCCAAAACCCTTAATAAGTTCTTGGAGGTCGTAGAAGATGAGACTTTGTTTATTACAAGTTGTGGCGCCGTCTCCGGAGCATCGCTGCGTATACTGGAGAAAATAAAAGACAAAACAAAAATAACGTTAATGTATATAATCCCCGACAAAGAGGGTATGTCAGAAATTCAAAAATTACAAAACAACACTTTATTTAATGTTTTTCAGCAGTTTGCAAGATCAGCGCTGTTCGAGAAAATTATTTTAGTTGACAACAATAAATTATCTGATATAATAGGTCCTGTTCCAATATTAAATTATTGGGAAAGTATAAATCAGATGATTGCTTCAACTTATCACATGATCAATGTTTTTGAACACAGCATGCCCGTTTTTACAACGTTTACAAAGCGTATTAATACTGCACGCATGTGTACAATTGGATTTGATAAATTTGACGAGGAAGAAGAAAAATGCTTTTTTGACCTTGACATTCCAAGAGAAAAAAGGTATTATTATGCTATACCTCATAGTGTTCTAGAACAGGACCCTATGTTGATGAATAAGATTAAAGAACAGGTTAAAAAATCAATAGAGCATGACAGAATGAAGGTGGGATACGCAGTATACTCCACAGAATACGATCAATCATATATCTATTGTGAAAGTAACAGTTCGTTAATACAAAAACTAGTATCTTAAGAGATTTATTAAGGTAGCTTTAACAAAAGGAGAAATTATTTATGGCTATTGATATGGAAAAAATGCGCGCTCGACAAGTGGCATTGAAAAACAACGGAAATGGTAACTCAAATCGCTTTTGGCGTCCCCAAGATGGAGAACAAACAATTCGTATTGTATGCTCTTCTGATGGAGATCCCTTCCGTGATTATTGGTTTCATTACAACGTTGGCGACCAACCCGGCTTTTTGAGCCCTAAGCGTAATTTTGGAGAGGATTGCCCTCTAGATAATTATGTGAAGCAGCTTTGGAAAGAGGGCAGTGAAGAATCTAAACGAGTTGCCAAAAAACTTAGTGCTCGCCAGCGCTTTTTTGCTCCCGTAGTTGTGCGAGGGGAAGAAAGTGAGGGGGTTAAGGTTTGGGGCTTCGGCAAACGAACCTACGAGACGCTTCTGGGGCTTGTTTTAAATCCTGAGTATGGAGACATCACGGATCCTGAGTCAGGCACAGATTTGGTTATTGGATACGGAAAACCTGCAGGCGCATCTTTTCCTGAAACCAAAATTACGCCACGTCGTAAATCAACGCCGCTTCACAAAGACTCCGACCGCGTTGTCGAGTTGATGGAAGATGTTCCAGATTTTGAAGAGGTCTTTGAGTCCGGTCGAAAGACCCCTCAAGAGGTTGAGGATATTCTCGCTGCTTATCTGAACAGCGAAGATTCATCGGATGAACCCGCACCGGCAGCCGCCGACACAGTTAATGGAAATAGCGTAGATAAGGCTTTTAATGAGCTTCTAGGTTAATTTTTATACCGCAGGGAGGCATGGGTTTACAGATGTCTCATTTTCAAAACACGAAAGGGTAAAAAATTGTTAATAAGAGCAGTTGAATGTAAAGATTGTGGTGATATTATTTATTCAAGGGCTGATGAAGATTTTAGAAAATGCTCGTGTGGCTCCGTAGAAGTAACAGGCGGTCACATGCACTTTAAGCACTATACTATTCCCGGTGCGAATTATGAAATTAAAAAAGTAGATGTTGATATTTCTCTTGACAAATTATATAACGATTGGTACGATATGATTGATGCTTATGGTTTAATAAAAGCAGAAGAAAGTAACACAAATAGGAGTGAAAATGGAGCTATCTAAAAAAGTATATAAAAAAGGTGACGCAGATTTTAATAAAAGAATTAATGAGGTTGCCAAGAGATTCAAGGGCAAAGGCGGCGGACCGGAAAGTGAAACTGCTGTTAATGCCTTTAAGCAGGACATGGGCGACGGTTATGTAACCTTTTGCTCAGACAACAGTGATATCACAAATCTGCTAACAAGAAGTAAAGGTTATGTTTTAGAGGTTACTGATTATGGAGAGAATGTCATAATTAAACTCGATAGAAAGGGCTTCCGTAGTTGCTTTCATGCATTTAAAATTTCGAAATAAGGAGAAAATCAATGGCTCGTAGAAAAGAAGTAAAAGCTGGCAAACTCAGCATAGAACAAATGAGGCAGCTTATTAATAAAAAAGCCGGCATGCAGGTTGCCCACGATCTTAACGATGAAAATAACCCTACAAACGTAACCGATTGGATTCCAACCGGCTCTCGTTGGCTGGACGGTATTATTTGCCGCGGCAAGCTGGCTGGTGTGCCTGTTGGAAAAATAACCGAAATCGCGGGACTGGAATCAAGCGGCAAGTCGTACATGGCTGCACAAATTGCAGCCAACGCTCAGAAGAAAGGAATCGATGTTGTTTATTTTGATTCTGAATCTGCATTAGATAATTCCTTCCTCACCCGTGCCGGTTGCGATGCTAGTAAAATTCTATATGTTCAGGCAACAAACGTTGAATTTGTCTTGGAGACGATAGAAGAGTTGCTAAAATCAAACGATAACAGAATGCTGTTCATTTGGGATAGCCTAGCTTTGACTCCTTCCATCTCAGACGTAGAAGGGGATTTTAACCCTCAATCAACAATGGCGGTAAAGGCGCGCATCCTTTCTAAAGGCATGTCAAAGTTGCTTGTTTCTATTGCCAACACACAGTCAACGCTTTTGGTGTTAAACCAATTAAAAGCTAACATCACTCGTTCGCCGTCAGAGGCACTTACAACCCCATATATGACGCCGGGAGGAAAAACTCTTATCTACTCGTATTCATTGCGTGTTTGGCTTACTAGGCCAAAAGCAAAAGCCTCTTACGTTTATGACGATAAGGACTACCGAATTGGAAACACTGTGAAAGTAAAATTAGAGAAGTCTCGTTTCGGTTCGCAAGGACGCCAGTGCCAATTTAAAATTTTGTGGGGTGACAAGGTTGGCGTACAGGACGAAGATAGCTGGTTTGATGCCATTCAATCATCGGATCTTTTAAAACGCTCTGGTGCGTGGTACGAGTTGGTTTATGACGATGGTACTACTGAAAAATTTCAATCTGCGAAGTGGTTGGATAAGTTAGAGGATAGTAAATTTAAAAATAGAGTATTACAGATAATGGACGAAGAAATTATTAGAAAGTTTGACGAGCGCACAGGCAACGCTTCAGATTTTTATGACGAAGAAGGATAAAGGAGAAAGAAATGAGAAAAAGAGAAGTAAATTCAATTCGTAAAACAAAACAAAAAAACCCGAAGAAAGCGTATGATTTTCTGAATCCCGCCGGAACCAAGAGCTTTCACCCGACAAGAGAAGAAGCCGAGCGCGCTCGCAAAAAATGGAAGCCACAAATAACACAGCTCTACAGTATGGGTATCATTAAACCCGGACACAGGCTCGAATTAGTCTTCTCGGGATACGATAAAACGATTTCACTTGATGTTAAAGGTGTAAATGGTTCATCAATGGTGTTTCGCAATCCTCGCGGCGGCGTAGTTAAATTGATAGAGATCAGGAAGATGATCGAAAGAAAAACCGGAAAATCCCCGGTGTTGGACTGTAAAAAGACTATTCACGAGCAAACAAAAAAGTCGTTGGAAGATCTTAAAAGTTTATGTAAGAATTCTACTAAACAGAGATATCCCGATAAAGATCCAGAACAATTAAACCTCTTAGAGATTTTTGATGGACCTCTGGAAGAAGTTGAAACTGAAGTTTGTGAATCAAGCCCGAGCATGGATATCCTACCACTCGATGATTTCGCAGAATTTAAGGATGATTTCGACACATACTCAAACAATCAGGCAAACTTTATTAATTCCATAGACCGTTTTTCAAATGAGGATAAAAAAACTTTATGGAAAAAGAACTTGATAAACATGCTTTCTCTGAATGTGTAACCTTTAAAGTGCATTTATATAGTCGATGAACAAAAATAAAAACAACATAGCAAACAAAAGAGTTATGATCATAGACTCATTAAATATGTTTCTAAGATCATATATTGTCAATCCAACGATGTCAAAAGATGGAAACCCCATCGGAGGCACCGTTGGATTTCTTAAGTCCTTACAAAAGCTTTCAAGAGAGATCAAGCCAGACGCAATTATTATGTGCTGGGACGGCAGAGGCGGCAGCAGGAAGAGAAAACAGGTAAATAAAAACTACAAAGAGGGCAGATCTCCCATTCGCTTGAACCGCAATATAAAGGTTTTAACCGAGCAACAGGAAAACGAAAACAGAATCTGGCAGATGCACAGAACATTTGAATATCTTAACAACTTCCCAGTTATACAATTAGTTGCAGATGAGGTTGAGGCAGATGATTTGATATCTTATATCACTCGTTATTCTTGTTTTAAGGGCGATCAAAAGGTTATCATATCCAGCGATAAAGATTTCTATCAATTGTTAGACGACAATACCATTCTTCATCGTCCCATTCAAAAGAAATTTTTAAACAAGCTCAATATTATAAAAGAGCACGGTATTCATCCAACCAACTTTGCTTTGGCACGTGCCATCGCCGGTGACAAATCTGATAATCTTGAAGGTGTTCCGGGAGTTGGGCTAAAAACAGTTGCTAAAAGATTTACTTTCTTTGAAGAAGAAAGAGACATCACTATGTCGGAGTTAATTGAGTTTTGTTCCAATCAAGAGAGCAAAATTAAGGCATACCAGTCTATAATAGAAAACCAAGGAGTAATTAAAGAGAACTATAGTCTTATGCAACTCTATAGGCCGAATTTGTCTA